TACCCCGCACTCCCCCGCAATCGCATCCGTGATAGTGGCGTCCCGCTGTACGTTCACCACACCATCAGAGGACCACATAGCGAACGTGATGGTCCAGTCCGTGATATCCACCACGGCTCCGGAGATGCTGACCACGATGGGAACGAAGCGCTTGTCGCCGGCCGTAAGGGGGGGCTGTTGGAATTTGTCACTCATTGGGGCAGTCCTTCACGCTGGCGATATAGAGAGCGGGAGTGGCGCAGGTGGCCGAGTAGGTGCCTGCTCCGACCGTGGCAACATAGAGGGCGGGAGTGGTGCAGTCGGCCGAGTATACCACGCCGGAAACGGCTGCGGCGTACAGTTCAGGAGCGGAGCAGACTGCGAGCGGGGGGCAATGCGGCGAAGCCTCTGTGACCACCACGCCGGCGACGGAGATTGCCCACTCTCCCCAAAGCAGATCGGCGGAGCCGTCAACGGAGACGGAGCCAAGGGAATCAGCGGACAGCGCATCCCAAGCGAGGGACGCGGCGCCGTCGACGGTGACAGATCCCGACGCGGCCAAGGGCAGCGGGGACCATGCCAAGTCGGATGCACCGGAGGCGGAGGCAGCACCAAGTGCGGAAGGCGCGAAGGTGCTCCACGTCAGGTCAGACGAGCCGCCGACAACTACCGCACCGGCGGACGATGGAGTGAAGGCGCCCCAAGTGAGGGATGTCGAGCCGGCAACTCGAACTTCTCCGGTCCCAGCCGCAGCAAAGGCCCCCCATGCTAGGTCTGCTGTTCCCGTTGCGGCCGGGTCCTCCACGGTCCCAGACGCGGAGACCGCGAAGGCGCCCCACGAAAGACTAGCAGGGCCTTCCACGTTGACCGCTCCGGCGCTTGCGACAAGCAGCGCGCCCCATGTGAGGGAGGTGGCACCTGAGACGGCCACAGACCCCGCAGCAGCCGGAGCGATGGCGCCCCATGCTAGAGACGCCGTGCCAGTGATGGCGGTGGCCGAATCGAGCGCAAAATCAACCGCGCTACGGGGCGCGGGAGTGAGGCTGGACAGCGCAAAATCTACACTGGTCCTGGATGGCGGCGAGTAGGCCATGTCAGCTCACGTACGGAGCGCCGTCTGCGGTGTAGTAGGTCCCGCCCGTGTAGTTTTGAGCGTAGGCATAGGCGATCTTTCCGTCCGGGATGTTCGCCGGAGTTGTCCACGCTCCGCCAGCTCCGGTCGTGTAGACGCCCCAGAGGACGGCATTCGTGAGCGAGGTGTCGTCGGCTACCAGCACCGTCACCTTTGCGCCCACGACACCCGACCCGCCATTGTTCACGGTCCCACTGATCGCGTGGACCGGGACAGCCTCTTCCTGCCAGACGAAGCCAGCAAACCACCAGCACCCGGGATTGTTGTTGCCCAGCGAGACAGCATCAGCGCGAACGATCAGGTACTCTCCGGGGTTCAAAATCCAGTCGTTCGACCGCACAAGGCCCGGCAAAATGTCACTGTCGCTCGACAGGAACTGGCCTTCACCAGATCGCAGCTTTGCTACCCACTGGCGCCAAACAAGGCCACCAGAAGGCGCTCCGGCGAGCGTCGAGTCATTGATTCCGCCAGCCGTGGCCGGGTAGTAGAGCCGCACGTTCGGGTCCGATGAATCCGAACTTTTGAAGGAAGCCTTCGGCGCGGTCGCAACGGAGTCGCCGACAGTTGGCTCGCCGACCCCGCGGTACATCAGGACGGGCACCTGGATGGTTGTGCTCGCTGGAGTCGTGGCTGCCGCGTCGAGCTGCATCATGGCGCGCCGGATGTAGACCTTCTTTCCGGAGTAGCGGCCGTTGACAAGGACAGCGAGGGCCAAGAAGTCTCTGCTGTCACCCTGTACCTGCCCCGTTACGGCTGAGCCGGTCCATGTGAACGCCACTGCTTACACCTCTTCCCAAGCGCACTCGACAAAATAATGATTGGTATTCGGGTTGGAGGTGGTGGCCGCGGCCACGATTTGAACCATGATCGCCTCTCCTGCCGCCAAGGTAAGGTCGATGTTTTCGACCAACGCTGGGAGCAGGTTGTTGTCTGGCGCGAGTACCTGTCCGACTGCAGTGTGTAGCCTCATGCAGTACTGCTGCCAGAGCACGGCAGCCGCAGGGGTGGCCGTGATCGCCGTCGCCGCTCCGCCATCGGATGCCGTTGCGCCACGTGCAATCACGTTTGCAACGGAGCTGTTCGCCGTTGCGAACTGCGCCTTGCTGAGCGTCGTTCCGGCGCTCGGGATGGCCGTCGTCCGCGTGGTTTTGACGAGCGGCATAACTGCAGTGAGTACAGCGGTGGCGTCCATTTGGACGAGCAGCCGCCGCAGTTTCACTGTGACAGCTGATCCGGCCGTGTTCTCCAGGGTGAACAGCGTCTGAGTAGTCGCCGCGTTGCCGAGCGTGCGGAACGTAGCCGCTGAGAAGTAGCCAGCCATTAGGCGTTCGGCTCCGTCCAACCGAATGCAGTAATGGTCACTTGCTGGCCTACGGCGATCGAGGTGTTATCCAACTGGAGGTCCCCGCCGCCGCCGGTCGCCGTGACGGTGCCCTGCAGTCCGCAGGTGGTCCCGTCGCTAGCATAGAGCCGGAAATGCGCGGCTGTTCCTGCGGCATCAGCCGCCGCGTCCTGCCAAGTTCCGAGGAGCGACGCAACGCCGCCGGTGCATGAGAGCCAGTCAGACGGCAGCGTCAGCGTCGCTAGCACGGTGCCACTGTCAGCAGTGGCGCAGTTTGCCGGCGCTGCACCGGTGCGGATTTTCAGGACGGCCGTGGCGCCGATGGCCGTTTCTACTGCTTGAGCGCGGGCGTTCCGCACTGCTGAGGATGCTTGGATAGCCATACAGTAAGCACCCTACCACGCCGAGGGCGATGCTCTGCCGCGCCTCACATCCGCAGAAATGCCCAGCCGAACAAGCGCACCGCGAGCCAGAAAAGCCACGCGCGAAGACGCGGCGCTCCGTCCGCAATCATGAGTACACGGAGTTGCCGGTCCGCCTCCGCGCGACACCGGCGCGGGATAACTCGCTCCCGCATCATACGGTAAAGCGCATCGTGAACCAGGGACGCGCGGAGCGTGCTCTCCGTGGCGAGAGTAGGACCGGATGGTCCGTCCCACTCGAAGCCGGGGAGGATGTGAAGTACTCCGCCCATGGTGAGGTAAGCGAAGGGAACCATGCCCCCAACTCCAGCGAGTGCAGGCACGGGAATGCGCTCGTGGTGCCCAAGAACGAAGCCCGGACACCGGCGAAAGACAAGGCGCCTAAAGCGGGTCACAGGGCAAACTCCGATGCGCACCACGCCCCGAGGGATGATGCTTCAGAGTCGGCGAGTTCACGGTCCCAGATCCCGAAAAGGGCAATTTTCCCGCCCGTCATATTGCCGCCGCCACCGTACCAGTCGCCAAGCGCGGAGCCCGAGTGCTGCGCGTGGACGAGCGCGCCCGTGGTGCTGTAGTCCGTGGCTCCGCCATCGACGACGATCCGCATCCTCTGACTGTTGGCCTTCACTCGCACAATGATTGCGACGGCCTTATCCAGCAGGTTCAGCCCGGGAGCTGTGTTGTAGATATTGCTACCGTCCGGCGAGGTCCGAACGTCGACGTTGGCGCCAGCGTCCCAAAATAGGATCGGGAACGGCTTACCGATGTTCGCAGACATGGGCCCGTAGGCGGTCGTCGGGTGACTCGCGGGGACCTGACCAACAAAAAGATAGGTCCACTCCGTGCCGGTGAGGCCGGGCCCGCTCGTCTCTAGTCGCGTGCCCGATGCAATGGTCACGCTAGGCTTTCCGCCTCGCCAGCTTGCCGTATAGGTGAGCGTTCCGGCGCCCACCTTGGCATTGGTGGCCGTACCGATCGACGCGGCCCACTGCGAGACGCTCCCGCCGCTCTCAGAGATTCCGGCGCCGTCCCAGAGAACATCAACGCCAAGCGCGGCCGGGGACTGCATCGTTGCGTTCCCTGCTGCTGCAATGATGCCCCCCATGGGCGACAGAATCACGGGCTCAGCTCTCCGGTGAGCAGCCATTCATCGGTGCCGATTTTCGTCAGCATCGCCTGTGCATACTGCCCCGCGATATTTAGGCCCTTGCCAGTGAGGTAGCGAATGGTGACCCCGCCCGCCGCGGCAATGGCGACGCTGCCTGCGCCCCACCGGAGCACATAGACGACAGATCCAAGCGGGAAGGCGACGGAGCTATTCAGGGGGACCGTGATCGTGGTCGCGCTGCCGGAGGTGCAATGGAGGGTTGTCCCTGCATCATCAAGCGCGAGCGTGGCTGCGGTCCCGCTAATGTCGCGGAGCGCAATCACGGGTCCGTTTACGCTCTTCCCGGTGGGAGACTCCCAGTGTCCGGTGGTCGGGTTTTCTCGCCAGTTACTTGATGCCTTCATCGTGTGCCCCACTTGTTAGCCAGACTCGCCGTCACCTCTGCGATCTCCTCATCACTCAGTGACGCCTCCCACGCCAGGAATTCCATGAGGGCTCCGGGCAATTTCGTGGAATCGTCCGAATAACTCCCGATCCCGAAAACCTCGGCCGCGTTCGCACTACTGGCAGAGGAGAAGGTGCCGGAGACCACGGTCCCGCCTGTGCTCAGCTCCACCGCGCTCCCGGTCTTGCGGAACCACGCCGTGATCACGGCCCCCTGCTCGGTATTCGTGGCCGATGTGCCGAGTGTGGTCTGCGTGGTGCCGTCCGATATATTGACGAACAGACGCGCGGTGGTGCCGGAAGCGAAGCTCACGATCAGTCGGATCCCGCGGGCTGACGAGCCGGCGGATTTGTTGCCAGCCAGCACTCCGCCCGCTGCATTGTCTAACCGGAATCGGACGATGATCGTTGCGCTCGAACCGGGCGAATGGACGAAGTTCAGGCTAGAGGTGGACCCGTACTCGAAGCCGCCGTTCGTCGTCGTCAGCGCCGCGCTTCGCTCCGCGATCTTGGCCACTGCCGGCCCCGGCCCCGATGCGGAGATGATGCTGCCCCCTAGGGTGCCCCGGTTCGGGACCGTCGCATAGTAGCCGCTCCCGTCGTAGATGGCGCCGTCGTCATCGGTGCTCAGGGCTAGGCGCAATGCGGACTCCTGCGGAATCGGCAGGTCCCACAGCGTGGGCTCGTTCGTCGTGAGCATGACCGCGCCGGTGGCATCATCGATCTGAATCCACCCCGCGCCGTTCACTCCGCAGTTTCCCTCGAAATCAAGCGGAGTGTATCCGATGCGGCTCCGAGGGTCGCCCGCACGGAGCGCCATCCGCTCCGTGACTGTCCCCACGGTGTGACTCTGCGCGTAGTCGTAGAGCAGTGCATCCGCGTCGGATATCGCGAATGTCCCGCCAAGGCGCGGATCGCGGTAGATAAAGAAGCGATACACCTCCCGCTCCCCAGTGATCAGGATATGGCTGACCTCCTCCACATGCACGTCTGCCGCGTCAATGCCGAGGACTCCGGCCATGCGGGCCTGATAATCCTCTACCCTTGTTCGGCTCCGCTTGTAGCGCCGGGCCGCCGCGCGCGCGCGTCGCTCCTCAAGTGTCCCAGTAGAGGGGAGCCCATAAAGGTCCTCCCACGCCACAAGGGAAGCCTCCGCCGTCGTTGGCTCCGTCTCAGCGAATGCCGCATCCGCCGCAGCATCAACGCGCGCAAGCTCCTCTGCCCATGCCTCGAGGAGTCCGGACAGATTCTCCCCGAGGTCAGAAAATAGCCGGCCGCGCGGGAGAAGCGCGGAAAGTTGGGCAGCGTAAGTGGTGGCGGGGTGAGTCACACGGAGACTCCGCCACACCGGAATGTCATTCCTCCCGCATAGCCGAGCCAACCGTGCCGGGTAAACTGGTCAATCGAGGTTGGGCGCATGATGCGCCACATCCCACCATTGTCTACGCTGGCAATTGATACTCCTGCCACCTCCGCGATGATTGCCCCGCGGGCGCAGTGTATGGTGGCCCCCGTGCCGCTAGGGATCGGTGGCTGCAGGGAGGCCCACGGCGTCTCTGCCCAATCGGTGAGGCTATCGGCTTTGGTCCCGCGGTAGACGGTGGATGTGGTTGCGCACCAGTAAGTCCGCGTCTCGTTGTCGTAACCAACGGACACCACGCCGGAGACAGGCTTCGTGTTGAGTGTCGCCCATGTCACGCCGCCATCGGTGGAGATTGCAAATCCACCGGTTGCAGCAAGGACCACGGTGTTTTGGTTTTGGTTGAACGCCACGACTCCGCGCGAGAATGCAGCGCCGGCAGGTGCCGCTGCGTTGGCTGTCCATGTGGTCCCGTCTGTCGACCGCCACGATGCGCCGGTGGAGAGCCCTGCCCAAAACCGCAGCCCATCCCATCCGACCGTGGGGGCTTCGGTCCCCGAAACGGTGAGACTGGCAGAGGACATGGACGGAGAATTTACGCTAACATTCAACGGCACCCGAAGGATTCGCGCTGCGCTCCCTGCTGAGTGGCCGATTCCGCAAATGGCTACCCCTCCGCCATAGCACGCGGTTCCCATGGCGTTGATGTTCGTGAGCGACCCAACCGCAGCAGTCCCGCCTCCGCCTTGCCCACCCCACCCTACGGACATGTTCAGGTATGCGGTCGGGGCGGTGTAACTGAAAATTACGGTCACGCCCTTGTCGTGCGCGTACACCGCGCGCGCTGCCGTCGCGCCGGTGATCGCTGGTGACGAGATCAGCCCATCGCCGAAGACCATCGCACCGGTGGACGCTAGCCACGCCTGCGACGTGTAATCCTGGATATCGTTCAAGTCCTCCGGTACCACGACAGATCCGAGGGAGTAGGTGCGATTACGTGAGCTAGGGAGTGCCATGATCAGATCCAGGAATAGACGCCGGGGACGATAAGCTGCCCGACTCCGGGCACGATGTCAGTGGCGGGCGTGGTCAGTGTGTAGGCAGGCGAGATGACGCCCACTGCGGTCCGCACCTCAGAGAGCAGAACGGTCCCGCGGCTTACCCCGTCGCCCGGCTCCGCCTTGCTGTAGAGCAGGTCCGCGATCTCGGTCTCAACCGCAGCCCGGAGCTCCGGAGTGTCCGGGGTGATGCTCAGAGTGACGTCAAGCGGGAGCGCCACGGGAGCCGCGGCGATGGGCTCCGCAGTGGTCGGGCGCTCCGCGTCTAGCTTGGCCTGTACCGCTGCCACCTCGCCCGCATCCGGGAAGATGGTCGGATCCATGTCGCGCACGAATCTGACCGTGACGGTTCCGAGCCCTTCCTCGTGCCGGTAGACCCATGCCCGCGTGACTCCGGGCACCTCGCGCGCCCAGCGGATCCAGTCTGCATCAGCTCCGCCAAGCGACTCCGCGCGCATGGCCTCTAGCACTCGCTCACGGAATGCCTCGGTCGTCTCCTCGTCGCCACCACCCGTGAGGCCAGAAACGACCTCGGCGCTAGTGATGCCAGCGATGGGGTTGACGAGCGCTAGCGGAGTCCCCGCGTCGGCGTCACCAGCAATCCCCGCCACAGTAGCGGTCACGCTGAGCTCCACCGTTCCGCCGCCGCCGATGGTCCCGCCAACATCCACCGCGTAGCGCGCGCCATCCGATCTGGTCACGAGCGCCCCCGTTGGGATCGTCGTCGACGGAGTCCCACTGAACTCCACGAGCCCGGCCGCGTATGTGGCCGCAGTAGGCGTCAGACCGTAGCCCTCCGCGTCGAGCAGCAGGTAATCGCGCTCAGAAGTCTGAGGGAAGACCTGTCGCAGCATGAACTCAATATGGCCGTGGAGCATGTGCGATGCTCCGGCCATGGCGCGGGAGAGCACGCGCACCACGGAGCGCGACAAGATCGGGAGGGTGAGACCGAGCTTCCCAGCCGTGTCGGCATCTACGCGGGAGAGGATGGTTTGAAGTGTCGGCCGCTCAAATGCCACTGGTCGCCTCCAAGGAGTCCCACAGGAGGCCGTAGCGGTAGCGGGTGTCCCTCCCGTCTGGCCTCACAATGGCCACCGATAGCACGAGCTGGCCGCCCTCCTGCGTAGCCTCCACGGACACGGATCGCGCGGCCTTCTCCTCTACCATCCACGCGAGCGCTTCACGCGCGTACTGCTCCGCGAGACGAAGAGACGGAATCGAGATCCGGCCGTCCAGGAGCCAGAGCCGCGAACCGATCCGGCCGTCCGTGCCGCCGGTGAACTCGTCCGCCCACCATCCGCGCCGGTCGCTCTCTCCGGCGGGGATCGCGTCTCCTGGATCGGCGCGCCGGTCGCAAAAGAGCGACAGAAGGACAGCCCCGCGGAGTCCGTCGTCCGTTGTGAGGTCATTCAGGGAGACGGACAGGTCAGGCCCATCCGGCCCGATGATGGTGAGATCACTCATTTTGCGAGTACCTTTGCGGAGCCGGTTGCTGTGTGAGACGGCCCTGCCGCCGTTGTCCCTGTGACGCTTCCGCTCGGGCTAGTCAGCGTCCCGGCCGCATGGGTGTGCCCATTGAATGCCGCCACTGCGGCCTGCAGATCACTTTTGCGCACCACCGGATCATCCGCATCGTCCCCTCCAAGCAGGAGCTTCCCGTCCGCCGTGAGCTTCGCGAGGATGCCTCCGGGGCCGTAGAGCGCCACCTCCCCCGGAAGGAGCCCGGTGGGCCTGTCAGGGCCTCCAGTGGCGACCACCAGCAAGTGATCCCGGTTGCCCCCCACCGCGAGCGCAACGGCTTCGGTTCCGGCCGGCGGGGTACTCGTGAGCCCGTAGCACTGTACGTGCTCCACGTTCTCTCGGACCTCGCCATCGAGGAGCGCGAGCTGCAATTCTTGGATCGCACCGGTGTCCTTCGCTGCCTTGATCACCCCACGGATGACCATTCCGAGCACGCGGTTTCGCAGCCCCCTTACTTCTTCCACTGCCCCACCTCCTGCGGATCCGCAGCATACGCATCCGGCCGCACAAGCCGGAGCGTGGTGCGAGTCGACATCTCCACTTCCTGTTGGATCTCTTGGATGACCATGACCCCATCAACACCTAGCCGCGGGGCCTGCACCTGCACGGTCTCTCCGGGGCGCCAGTGCCAGCCGGGCACCGCATACAGGCCGGCCACGGTGACGGATACGGACTCCGCGCGCGCGGCCCTGATGGCTCGCTCATACTCCGCACGGGCCTGCGCGCCGCCGGGCGTTGTTGCACTCTCCGCCTGGATGATGAGTTTCCGATTTTGCCGCTTCACCTCGAGGTCTCGCACACTTGCGCGCATGGGCTTTGCCCCTCCGGTCGCCTGCCCCATCACAACGATCTCCGCGTACCTGCTGCCGGCATCAAATTCAGCGGACCCTTCCAGCAGATTGAACCCCTCCACAATGACGGTGGCGGACGGCACCACGCCCGGCTGCATGAGCCGAAGCCCGCCCGCGCCGTCACTTACGGGGAGAATGCCAGCAAATTTACAGAGCCGATCGATCACGGAAAAAACTGAATCACCCGGAGTGATGCTCAGGTCCGCCGGTGTATAAGGGAGCGGAACAAGTTCATCCACTTCAACAGGGATCCCGTACGGAGCACAGAGCAGCTGGATAAACGGGAGGAAAGGCTGGCTCTTGAACTGCCACCCCACGTCCGCGGAGCAGTCTGCAAGCGTGGCCGCTGCGTCGCGCCCTTCAATGCTCACGCTGTGCGAGGTGGCCGAAAGGGTTGCACTCCTCTTGTCTACGTAGCCGGTCACAAGTGGGGTCCCGCCCACAATGAGCGAGCAGGCGTCCCCCTCACGGATAGGCCACGGCACCGGCTGATCTGACCACGCGTCAGTGACGGTGAGGGAGAACGACCCCGCCACCGCATCAATGGTTCGCGTGATGCTCGCGCGCTTCCATCCGCGGTAGCGGACCCCATTCACGAGCAGCTCGAGGAACTGCGCGTCAGACACCGGACACAACCTCCAGCACTGAGCCGGGGGCGATTACTCCGGGATATGGCAGCGCGTTCCGAGAGCAGATTTCAAGCTCCCGCGCGGTGTCTCCGTAGAGCCGATGGCAGAGCACAAGGCTCTGCTCTGTCTTGCTCACGGTGAGGGAGATCACGTCCCTGGTTTGCTCGTCCGGGTCGGGGAGCACATCGAGGATGCCTGCGCGCAGGTCTTGAAACAGTTGCCAGATATCGTCCGGCATCCCCCCATCCATCTCCGCGTCAATGCGCCGGAGAAGTTCGTCCCGCACAGTGCGCGCATCAGAGAAAATGGGCCACTCGGCTTCCGCCGCAAGCTCCGCTACGCGGACAATGGTCGCCCGTCGCTGCGCCGCAAACAGGACTTCGTGTAGCGTTGCCTGCTGAATCCGGCTCTGTGATAGCGGCGCAGTCTGAGGAAGCGTCGCCCATGGCGCGTCGTTCAGCCCGAGCATTTCGAGGAGCGCACGCGGGACCGTGGGTGGAGCGAACGCCACCGCAAGGATACCACTGATCGCATCGAAGAGCCCCGCCGCGTCGCGGACATACTCCGCGGAACGGTTGATCGCATTGTTGAGTCGGTAGCGGAAGTCGGCGAGCGCTTGCGCCTCGCGGAGCATTGACGACCCGGGCCGGTCCATTCCTCGCGCGAATCCTGAAAGCAGGTCCGCCATGGGCGAGAGAAACGAACCGATGACCGTGGTGGGGTCATACTGCGCCACGAACCCAGCTTGCAGCGCAATCAGGAGCGCGTCAGTGGTGATGTTCAGGGACGCAACTGCATCCACGCTGAACGACGGAAACGGAGCGCTCTCCAGCGTCTCCGTAAAAGTCATAGAGAAGCGAGCAATCCCGCCTTCGTCGCGGCTCTCCGAGACCGAGAACTCCGAGCAGACCACGGTTCGCTTGCCGTGGAACGGGTGAACAAGCTCCCCCGGCCCGTCGCTGCTTTCGAGCGCGTCAATCAGCGCGTCACGCGCGGCGAGGTACCCGCTCCCGACCACATAGCCAACGACGGAGAACCCGCGCGCCTTGCGTCCGAGGTCCTCCGCAAAGGGCTGGTCCTGCGCGGGGTACTCGTGAATCTCCACGCGACGCCCGCCGCTACGGTCGGATGACTCCACGAAGAACGGCGCGCCGCGGAAGCTCCCGCCGATATACTCGCGAGCACCGATCTTGACCGTCTGAAGTTGCTCCCTCCAAGTCATAGGCTAGACCCCGCGCGGCCCACGTTGGTTTGTACCTGAACCGGGCCAGTGGTCTGCGATGTGACGTTGACGCCCGGGGGCATTCCAGAGAAGTCGACCGTGATCCAGGTCTGCGATGCAATCTGCGCCGCCATTGCTTGGATTGACCCCGGCTGCGTGGCTGCCGGCAGAACGGTGGCAGCCGCCCCGGTGTTGCCTCCGGTAACCGGTGCGCCGCCCGGGAACAGGTGCGCGTCCCTCGCCTGTAGTGCCTTCAGCTCAGCAAGCGCATCATTAGTCGCGCCCAGCTGCGCCTTCTTCTCAGCGACCTGAGCCTCCGTCTCCTGTAGGTTCTTCCAACTGCTCCACGCTGCAACGGCGGCACCGATGGCTGCTGCCAGAGCGAGAAACGGCCAAGTCGCCGCGATGACTCCCGCAGCCACACCGAACCATGCCGACGCAATGCCCCAAATCGACGCCACGAACCCGGCGCCCGTGGCCGCCTGATAGATTGCAATCGCGGCCGTAACACTCTGCCACGCTTTCGCCAGCCCGCCGATCACGGTGATGGCTCCGCCCACTGCCGTCATCGCTGGGCCAGCAATGGCGAAAGCAGCCGCAAGCATTAGAGCGCTGTTCTGGCCGTCCTCGCCAAGGGACTCGAACCACCCGGCTGCGTCTTCCGCGATCTTTGCCATGCGCTCCACGACCGGAAGTAGCTTTGTCCCGATGCTAATCGCGCTTGCCTCGATTGCATTCTTTGACCGCTGCATCGCCGCGGCTCCGGTTGCGCTCTGCTTCTGAAAGGCCGGCCCCAAGTTATCAACCCCGGAGCGCATGTCCGCAAGTGCAGCCTGACTCATGCCGGCCTGAGTCCCGGTGAGGGCCAGCATGGCAGTAAGAGCGTCCGTGGAGCCGACTAGCTCGAGCATCTTTGCCGTGTCACCGCCCAGTTCACCCTTGATCTTCGTGAGAGCAGCTTGGAGTCCTCCGCTTTTGGCAACCAGATCTGGGAAGTCCTTGGCACCGAGCGCACCGAAGACCTTCCGGCTCTTCGTGGTCTCGCGAGTGAGCCCCGAAACAACCGCCTTGAGCTGTGTGTATACCGTGGCGGCAGGGGTGCCGACAGCAGTCATGGCCGCAACGTTGCTCAGGTAGTCGTCCAGCTTGATGCCGGCGGCAGAAATGGCCGGAGCTACCGCACCGAATCCCTGCGCGAGCCCTTCGATTGTGGTCTTTCCGCTCTTGACCGTGGTGAAGATGGCATTCGCCGCGCTCCCTGCATCGGACGCGGAGATGCCAAAAGCATTCAGCGAGGAAGTAAGCAGATCGTTTGCCTGCTTAGTGGTGCCAATGCCGGCCACGCCGAGCTTTGCGGAAGCCTCTAAAACCTTGAACTGGTCAGCTGCTGACACACCGGCGGAGCGCACGTCATACAGCGAAGCAGTCAAGTCTGAGATTCCAACCGGCACGCGGCGCGACATCTCCAGAATTGACGCCCCCATCGCATCAACACTCTCCGTGTTGGTGTCAATGAGCGTTGCGACGTTGGCCATTCCGGCCTGAAAATCCATCGCGATCTTCGTCGCTGCGACGCCAAGGCCAGCGATTGGCAGTGTCAGCCCCGCAGTCATGGCCGCGCCGGCATTGGCCATCCCGGCGCCCACCTTTTCGATGCCGGAAACGCTCGCGCGCATCTTCCGCGTGGCAGAAGCAAGCGCACCGGTGGCGTTGTCGGTGAGCCCTAGAACGAACTGAAGTGGGAACCTATCAACCGCCACGCTTGCCCGCCTCCCGTTCCATCTGTCGGAGCCTATTCACCCGCCCGATCCACTGCCGCAGATCGTCCGCATCGAGCTCTCCCAGCTCCGCTATCGAGAAGCGGAACTCGTGAGCCAGCACGATCACGGCGTCGTCGTAGTCGTCGGGCCACTCGATAAAAAACCGGATACCAGAGCGATGATCGCGGCCATGTCCTCGTGATCGATCTCCCCGAAAATGAGGTCAGAGAGACCGCACAGCCGCGCCGCGATGGTGCAGAGATCATCGAAGTGCATCGGGTCGCGGACTGGAATACCCTTCCAGTCCTTGACCTTCACGCGCTCGCGGAAATTGAGCTCCTCAACACGGACTCCCCCCACCTCCACCGGATTGATGAGCCGGTATTTCACGGAGCGATCTCCTTACCGTCCGCTGCCTCGAAGCGGACCTCGATATTCCCCTCTTCACTGTTGCCGGTGCCCTCGCCAACGAAGTGGGCGCCGTTCAGCACGATTGCCTTTGCGGGGCCATTGGGCCCGACTGCAAGCTGAAGGACAACGGTTGCCTCCTCGATGCCAACGAGGGCCTCGAGGGAGAGGCTCGCGGAATCCGTGATCTCGCCGGCAATGAACGCGGCCTGCGGCTTTTCCATGAAGCCGTGAACGCCGTCACTCCCAACGATGGTCTCGCGCACAGGGCGACCGAGATTGTACTCCCAATTGCCCTTTGCATCGAAGCGAACGCCGTCAACGGTGACCTGAATGATACCTGCTCTGCGCTTCATTGTCTTTTGGCTCCTCAGAGGATGAACTGGATCTTTGCCGCCGTGACAATCAACTGATTGATGAGGTCAGGCGGAAGCAGGAAGTCGAGACGGTTCACGTCCGTTGCGTTGCGCTCGACCACCAAGTCACGCTTGAACTGCTCAAGAGCAGAGGCGTCCACAAGCCCGAGCTCCGCCATGTCGAGGAACCACGAAACCGCCTCGGCCTTCCCGAGAAGAGGGGTCATGACAGCCTGACCCGCACCGTACTTCGCGCCATCGTTTGCGAGCTTATGGCGCGGATACTTGCTCAGGATTCGCTGCCTGAAGCTGTAACGCAGATACATCAGCGTCAGCATAGTGTTGGCGTCGAGGTAGGCCGCATCGGTCCCGCCGGCAGCGTTGGTCTGGTAGGTAGTGATCAGTCGTTCGATCCGAGTCACCCCACCAGCGTCCTGCGTGGTAGTAGCGATCCCGTCGAAGAGCAGGTTGTTCCGCTCCTGAAGCGTGAACTTCACATCATTACTGGTGAGCGGGACAATGCCGGCCACGGGAAGGGTCTGGAACGGGCGCGCCGGGTCGATCTGCCCATACAGCGCGACCACCGCAGCAACGCCGGCCGCAAGCTCCCACGATGGAGAGAATGTCGAAGGTGAGGCGTTCGCCACGATGCAGGAGTGTGGGCTATTTCGGCCGTTCCCTAGCGTGGTCAGGTTCCCGAGGCTATCCACCGCACCAGTGATCGCGAGACCATCGATCATGCGCATTGGACCAAAGCGAGAGGCAAGCTCTGCCTCAATGGCAGCAAGCGAGGTCGCGTCCGTGAACGGGTGCGCGATGACCTGGAACCACTCGTCCGCGAGCGCCGCGATCAGGGTGGTGAGGGTGGGCGCAGCGGTCCCGCCGGACATTCCCACAATGGCCTGAGTAATCCCGGCAGGATTGCTCTGCCCATCGTAGGGGGCAATCGCAATATCGTAGCCATTGCCGACGAGACCCTTCGTGGCGAAGGTCACGGTTACAACCGAGGTCGACGCCGAAGCAGTGACAGGGATGTCCGAGACGGCAGAGATTGCCGCGGCCACCGCAGTTGCAACGGCCGTCGAAGCGGTCCCGCTCGCCACCGCAACGGGGACGTAGACGCCGCCCAGATACAGGTGGATCGTGCCTGCGGCAGTCGAAGTGCCGGAGAAGGTGATGGTGCCGGTAGCAGCCACACCGGCGCCGGGCTCCGCAACCACTCCGAGGTAGAGAGGGGTGGTCGTGTTGTTCGCAAACCACTCCTTGGCCATGCGGTAGGCTACGGAGCGCGCGCCAGCCTTCGTGCGCACATCGTCTGCACTGGTGACCTTGCTCCAAGTGTCGGCAGTCTGCGTGCCGGCCGAGGTCTTCGGTGCGATAATCAGTCCGTTGTAATGAAGGAGAGCAGGCCCCTGCGATGCGCGGGAAGCGTCAAATTCCGCAGTGACGAACGGCACGCGGAGAGCGGACGGAATGCTGTTGAAAGAAATGGTCACTTGTCGATCTCCTTAGCCGCAGGGGCTTTCAAGTCTTTTGCCACGGGAGCGAGGGCTTCCTGCGCTACCCGCAAAACGGAGCCCTCCGCAATGCGGCGAGTCCAAAAAGAAAGATTGCCATCCACGACGGCACCACCATCGGGCAACGGCTTCATGGTCGCGGGGTCACGCACCACGATTCCGGGTGCGGGCTTCAGGTGGAGGGTGTTGTCACTCATGGATGTTTTCCAAGAAATCCACCGCCTCGTCCCCGAGCTGCACCACGCCCCCGAGGTTGAAGCGGATCTCTGCGGTGTCGAAGTCTGAAAGGGTTGCGGTGTCCGTGCCCACGATCTCGTCGTAGGTCACGCGGTAGTTCATCATTGCAACGCCGAGGTATTGCTGCCCCTCTTCCGAGAAGGCGATCTCCGTGCTGGAAATCCACGAATCGGAACAAGTCCCACCGAAGGTCTCGTCCTGCATCATTGCGCGCTCAACCGCTTCACAGAGCGAATCGAGCGCGCCGGGGAGGGCCATCTGCGTACCGTAGCCCACCGCTTCAATGGTGAGGGTTAGAGTGTGCCAAAGACGGCGCGGGTTGCTTTGGTTGCTGTCGAGCTCGACCGAATCCTCAGGGGTGAGGATATTCAAGCACGGGATCTCGACACCCACGCGCGGAGGAGTGAACCTGCACACATACACGCGCGGCCCAACAATCGCACTCACCCCTGCATCGGCAAGGAGAGCCGCGGAAACTGCGGAGCGGATAGCGGCGCGGGAGTGCGTCACGGGGTCACCAAGTGGAGCAGGAGAAGCACACCGCCCTGCCCATCGCGCTTCGGCTCGCGCACGGTGTATTCCGTTCCGTCAACAACGACGACAGCGGAGGGGTCAAGGGCCGGGTCTGACGAGAGCTGCGCGAGGGTCGTGAAAAGGGCAGGCGTATACATGACCGCACCCATCTCACCTTCTGCTGGGTTCTGGTAGTACGCGTCGAAAATGCCAGACACGGAAACGCGGTCCCCATCGCCAGAAATGTATTCGAGCAAATCTGGTCCACCAAGGACCATGATTGCAGACGAATCCATTCCGGCGATGAGGTCACGCATGTGGTTGCTCAGGTGGTAGCGGCAGCAATACCGAGCAGAACCACGGTTCCGGTAGCGTCGCCGGAAGCGGCGGCAGCGCCAGCGACAGCGCACAGGGTTGCCCCGGTGCTGCTCTTGGTGAAGTTCTTGTTCGTGTCGTTCCAGTAGAGCAGCTCGCCCTCGGCCCATGCTGCACCGGTGGCCTTCGCCACGCCAGTGAACACGCCAACGCGAGCGCCGGCAAAGGGAAGAGTCTGCGCGACGGTGGCCTGAGGGACCACGATCAACTGTCCGACCTTGACGGGAGTGCCACTCACCACCCCGCCCGTGGGGGCAGTAAGGGTGAGGACATCACCGGACTGTGAAGCGTTCTTCATGGTTCAAATCCTTTCAGCGTTAGACGCCGGTGCTCTTGTAGAAGCCGCGATGGTCAATAACCTTCGCGGCGAAGTCGTGACGGCACTTGATCTCGAAGCCGTCAATCTCGAAGCCCTCGCGGGTCTCGATGTAGGGGCCGTTTTCGCCTTCCAGCGTGGCGATCTCGATGGTGTCGATCCCGGAGGGATTCGCCACCAGATACCAAGCCGTTGCACTGCCCACGTCAAGGCGCGGCTCCGCGATGACCATGAGCCGCGAGGCAAACGGATTCACGGAGCTAGACTGCGATGCGAGCAGAGCCGACGAAACGAACTGGTCCGCGGTGGTCTCCAGAGCGGCAGGAACCAGAATGTACGCCGGAGCAACGTTCAGGTAGCTACCATTCAGGCCAGTCTGCTTGCGCATGGCTGCGCGACCCGCGCCGATGTTGGCCACATTGATCACACCGGAACCGAGATTCCCGTGCGAAGCGTGGAACAGCACCACGCCGTCTCCCATGGTCGGGTTGCTCAGGTAGTGAGACCAAACAATATTGGACTCCGTGTCCCGCGCACTGCGCCCGAAGGCCGCCGGCATACGGGAGAAGGCATCCATATCGTCATTGATAAGAGTCTGCCGGGTGATGGCCAGTCGCTTCGCGTAGGTGGCGAGACTGTATACCTCGCGACCCTCGCCGATGGTCCCGAGCTTGATCTCCGCACCTTCCGGAACGGCTTCAAGAACGGGAGCATCGCCAATCTGAGTCACCTTGCGCGACTTGAAATCAGGGATGGTCACGCGCCGCGAGAGCGGCTCGAAGGTCTGCGGTGCCTCGCTGTAGGCGCTCCGCAGGGCCTTCCCGGCGACATCCGCAAGGAGCAGCGGGAAGTCGGAGGTAGAGTGCATCCCGGAGCGGACCAGTAGTGCGCCGGCCTGCTGCATGCGCGACCCGGCGAGAGGCTTACCCTCCACCGCGCGGATATACTCGCTGCCCATCTCGAGGAGGGAGCGCCCAAGGTAGGGCTTGGCCTGCTCGGTGGCGTCACTGCGGAGCCCTGCGCGGTACTCCAGAGCATCGCGGAGACCCTCCTTTGCGCTGTCGCGGGCATCGCGCACCACCTCCACGGAGACCCCGCGGGGCTTGCTACGCTCGCTGTCGCGGGCAATGACGGCATCAAGGATCTGCTTGCGCGCGTCCTCGATGGTGGCGCCGGACTCCACGAGGGAGCGGGCCATGCTGTCGAGCTGCACGCTGCGGGCGATGCTCTCGATCTCAGTGATGCGCTGCCTTTCGGCTGCGCGGATACCCTCGACGTCCACGACAGGAGCCACCGGGGCGGCTCGCGTCTCGACGGCCGGGGCGGCCTCGGTGTTCTGCTGGTCACTCATGGTTTCTTTTTCCTCATGCGCTCCAAGGGAGCGGAACTTTGCGCCCACATCCGCAGGGATAGGGGCGACGCTGATTTCATGGGGCTCCCACTTGGTCACCCGGTAGACGGGAATGCCGTCCACAGATTCCTTTTGTCGCTGCATCTTGTGGATCCGATACCCCACAGAAACGCCGCTGATAATGCCGTTGCGGACCTTGCCAAAGATCACGCCTGCTGTCGGGTCGTTGTCCCCGTCGTCGAAGCGGACCACAGCGAAACCCTGCGAGCCGTCCACGCGGACAGAACCGGGGACAACGGTCCCAACGATCTTGGTGGCGTCCTCGCCTCCGCGGTGGCCGTTCAGAAGCGGAGCGCCGGCATTCAGGCGGGACAGGTCCACCGCGCCGGGCGACAGGTCCAACTCCTCGAAGAAAGGCCCATCGACGCTCATGCGAAGAACGCGCGCAGAAGCGGTAGCGAATACCACGCCCACGGTGCGGTCCTCCACGTTGACGCTTTCAGGCATCGCCCGCGCTTCAATGGTCAGAAAATCCACGCCGATCATTGTCACGACTCTGCCACCTTCCCCGGATTTTCTGCGCCGGTCTGCTGCACCTGACCCTGCGCCGTCATCCTGCGCGGGTCGCTATCGAGAGAGATCCCGAGAGCATCCAGTCGCGCGAGACCGCTAGCGTACTCGCGCCAATGTGCAGCCGGATCGCGGCCCATGGTCGCCGCCAGCTCGTCGTGAGTCATCGCTCCCGCACGGATCAGGAGCTGGTAGGCTGCGCCTTCCTTCTCCGGGTCGGTCATGGGCATTGACGGAGGAGTCCATTCTGGAGTGCCAGCATCGCCGTAGAGCCCGGCAAGTCTCCCGATCGGCTCGAACCACTCCCACACACGCACGCACAGCTGCGGGATCACGGTGTTGTGTTGCCAGTCCGCAACGCTTGCCCAATGGGCGAGCCTGCCCATGCGCGCGGAGCTGTAGTTCACCTGCGAAAAATCGCCAGTCAGATCCTCATAAGTCACGCCCATGGCGCTAGCGATGCTCCGGAGGCAGAGCATCGAAAACCGCCCCTCACTCTCGGGGACACCGGGAGGGGTCGCAAATGTGATGTCTTGCCCTGGCTTCAGGTAATCAATGCGGCCGGGCTCCAGAGTCTCGATAAATCCTGTGTCGTCCACCTCTCCAATGGCAGACGAACTCCCGTCCATATCGCGCACGAACGCGGAGAAGCAGGCCGCGATCTTCTGCCGGACTAGCAGCGCGTCGTGATAGTCGTCGAAGTCGTGAAGCTTCACGATTGCCGGGGCAAGCCAAGAGACCCCGCGAATCTGCCCGGGGCGCTCCACGCGGAACAGGTGGATCACATCTTCCGCAGGAACGCGCACGGAATCGCGCCGCATTGCATCGGTGCCGCCGGGGTGGTCAGGAAAGAGCCAATAGGCCACCGGGCGCCGACGGGAATCGAACTCGATCCCCTGCCGGATCTGGTTCCCGGTGCCGCTCCAGTAGTCCTTCGCCGTGTCCAAGTGGTCGGCCTCGAGCACCTCCAGAGCCAGAGGAACCGCAGAGCCCTCCACCATGTGCCGCACGATCAGGCACTCACCATCCTGCACCATGGCTTGCACGGCCAAGCGCTGGATCCCGGCAAAATTGGCTCGACCATCAAGGCTACATCGATTCGACTCGGACCACTGCGCCCACGCTGTTGCAGCGTCAGGCATGAGCCCACGCGGGCGAATGCCCCAACCAACAATATTGTTGGTGATCACACGATGAGCGTTGCGCGCCCAAGCATTGTTGCGCACCAGATCGCGCGCAACATCCCGCAAAATCCTCCCCTGACCACGCGTGGTGGACGCGGAGTCGCCCCCCGACCGTCTCCACCCTTCGGTTCTGCGCCCTCGTGCAGCCCCGTCGTAGTAGCGCTTCGCAAGCGTCAGGGCAGCAGACTGCGCCTCGGCGCGCGCGCGCTGAATCGGAACCACTTCGGCCCTCAAATCCTCGGCCATTCCCATGTTCAGAAGCCCTTTCTAGTGGCTGCGTACCGGTGACGGGGCGCACCGGACACCTCCGCGACCATCGACGCAAGCAGGGACCGCATCTCGGAAAGTGAGTGATAGGTAATCGCTCGCGCCGGAGGCCCGTCGTAGCGCACCGTGAGCACGCCAGAGGCCACCGCAGCCCGGAGCCTGTCAATGTCAGCTTGTGTCCACAGGGCCATGCTCTTACCTTATGCCATGAACTCGCACCGGACCTGCGCGGTGCCGCACACGCGGGCTTGTTCCATGGTTCCAGGGCGTGGCGGTGGCGCCATCAATGCCACCTTGCCCCCTAGCGTAACCATCCCTTGCCGCGACCGAGGAAGCCCCCGCCGCTCCTCTGTGGCCTAGCAGGTCTTGCTGCCGTCTCTGCGCGAGCAGGAGGTGCCACGGGCTGCGCCGTGGACTGTGCGGGCGCCGCTCGCGGCTTCTCGGGAATCGCGCGGTCCACCCCGAGCAGGGCGGCAGCCGCGCGGGCGTACACGCGACAATCGAGGAAGTGGTTCTCCCTGCCGGGGAGCATCTTCCAGATATAGCGAGTGAAGCCGCGCCGGTCTTTCTCGCTCACAAGATGCTCACTCGTGAGCTGCCGGAAGTATTCCTCCCCGTATTCGGGGAAGTGACAGAAACCCGGAGGGAAACCGTCCTCTCCGCGCTCTAGTCGGAGCCACCCGTAGAGCTCCCCCTTTGCAATGTGAGAACCAACGCCCCACTTCTTATAGCCGATGCGCTTTCCGCGGATCGTGACATCGACCTTCGTCGGGGTGGAGATAATGACCTTCGCCGTATCCTCACCCTTCACCGCGATCACGCGGTTCATGGGATGCTTTCTTGCCCATGCGTAGACCTGTTGAGTGTTGAATCCGGAGTCCACAGCGAGCATCGAAATGGACTGCGCACCTTCGTCTCCGGGGAACTCGCGAGAAACGAGAGAATCGAGCTGCGCCCACACCTCCGGCGCGCTCGTGTCTCCCACGAAGACCCCTGCGTCAATGCTCCACGACTCGCGAGAGAGCGACCACCCCACCACCTCATAGACCAGCCGGTCCTTCTGCACGTCAACGCCGGCAGTGAGGAACTTCACGCCGCGCGGTACAGTGCCGATCCGGTACGGCTCCCGCCGCGCGTAGAGACGCTCGTATTCGGGCGCATCGCCGCGCTCCACCCATGTCTCCCCGAGCACGGTATTTACGAACGTCCGTAGCTTCTCCGGTCCTGCTTTCGCGCATTCATCAAACTCTAGCGCGAGCTGCCCCCATGCAGCGTTAGGACTAAAGCTGTACGCTGCCCAAATGTGGAATGAAGCGTGCCCTGTGAATGGCGCGGAAGCGCGCCACTCGCCGCGCGCCACCATGTCCCGCTTGTGTGTGTGGTCAATCTCGCATCCGCACTCGCAACAGACGAAGTGCGCGCGCAGCGGCTCG